GCGAAAGCCGTGGCTTTGAATGCGTCCGTCACGGCAGTCGAGAACCGTTCGATGTCCTGTTCGAGTTCGCGTAGGCCGGTTATTTGCACGCTACCGGCCACTCGGCACCCGCTTCATCTTTAGGCCGTGCTTGGCGGCAAAATGATGCAGAATCGACAACTGGTCTGGCTGCTCTCGTTGCGGTAGCAATTCTTTCACAGCTGGTAGCACCAGTCTCCCGTCAGACTTCATCGACTTTATCTTCACCCGCATGATTTGCCATGCGAGCACCGTATCGCGGTCGGCTTCGTCGCGCTGCTTCTGCCGTGCGAAGCGCCGCTCCAGCCACAGTTCCTTCAGGCTCAAGCCCCAGAACTGCTCAGGCGTCAGCCCGTTGCAGCGAGCGTCAACGTAGAGCTGTTCCCAGTCCCATCCGCCTCGTCGTCGGACTGCGGAGGGTTTGCGTTACCGCTGGCTTTCTTCTCTTCTGCCGGCGGCGTGTTCAGCGTGAACAGAGCCGCCATCGCATCACTGACGGTCTTGTATTTCGCTTCGTCGATCAATGTTCCAACTGATTCTTCGGTTGGAAATTGCTTCGCATGATGCTTTTGGAGCACGGCGAAAGACAGCGAGCGCAGTGCCGCGTAATCGAGTTGAAAAATACTGGAGAGAATTTGCCCGAATGTTTTCCCGGTGCGCTGCTGCATCGCGCACACGGCATTCGTAGAGAGGAAAAGGGTATACGTCTTCGTTGGCGTGACGAGGTCAACCTCGCCGCGTTCGCTATTGGCCATCTCGCTCCTGTGGTCGTGCCCGAAACGTGCCCGATTGTCGTGCTAGAGAAGGAGCCGCCGAACGTGCGCGTTTATGCTGGTCCGGTGAAGTAGTCCTGCAATGGCGTGATGCCCAGGTCAACCGGAATCAAGCCCTCGGTGTTGATTGCGCCGGGATGGTAGGTCGTGATGCCGCCGCGCAGCGAAATCTCCAAGTTGTCCAGACTGTCCGGATACGTGATCTTGAAGTTGTTTTCGGCGCACGCGATCCACAGCGAAATCAGGCTGTGTTCCGCGTCGAACCCGTCGCCGCCGGCCTGAAGGTGCGCGCCGTGGCCGGGAATGTAGGTCGCCGACATCGTGATTTCGGCAGAGTCGCGAATCGTGAGCTTCTTCTCACGGTGCCGATTCGGGCTGCGGAGATGCGTGGCGTCAACGACTCCGGTCGTCATCGCTCCAGGCGTGATGGTCATCACCACTGGAATCGAGACGAACGTCTCTGGCGAATCGCCTTGGCCGACGCCGAGTTCGGTGCCGTATCCGATCGAGCCTTCGTTTGCGTAAAAGGTGCCGGTAACATTGCTCATCGCGTCTCTCCTGTCTACGTGCCGTGACCGCTTGTCGTGCTCGGAGTGGCGAGATTATATCAGCACTCGCTCTTCTGATGCCGTCCATGTGATGAGGTAGTCTGCCGAGTGCCGGTAGACGCCGCCGTGAATCTCGACTTCCGGGATGCGTTGCTCTTGGTCTTTGATGATGGCCTGCACGCCTATGCTGTTCTGCGGCGATTCGGTGTCAAGCCACGTCCCTTGGTAGCCGTTGATGCGCCAGCGCACGAGCCTACCGAGCCGGTCTGCGCGGTCTGCAGTGCGTGCCCAGCAATCGATCTGCTCGCGTGTCGTGGTCGTGCCGTTCGGGCCGCGAAGGTGCATACCGCCTGGATTCGAGACGTTGACCATCACGACGGCCGCGTAGGTGTCGAGATTCGGCCCCTTCTGCGGGAGCGCTCCTGGGTAAATCTGAACCGCGCTTGATGCATTCGTCACGAGCGCGGCAATCTCAGCGTTGGCGAGCAGGAACGCGCGCAGGCCTGATTCGAAGGTCATGGCTTGTTCTGGTTCTGCTTAAGTAGCGATTCGAGATCATCTGCACACGTTGTCCAGATTCTGCGTTCTTTCCTAAATGCGTGAGAGTTCGCGCCATCACCTAACTGATCGTGTTCGCTGGCCCAACGATCGGCTTGACGTGCTCCTGCTCTCCATTTCACGACAAGCAAATTTAATCTTTCGAGATCGGACAGGTTATTCACCGCGCGCCACCACGCCGATTTCCAAGCCTTCACCGCGTCCAATTTCTACGTAGGGCCGGATGTCGAAGACGCGGCCATCCCACAGAATGCGCGTGTCGTCAGGCGTTGGCCGTGGGTCCATGTCGTAGATGCGGAATACGCCTTCGACGTGCGATTCAAGACGATGTTGCGATTCGAATCCTTCGCGCGTGGACGATGGCACCCACTGCGCCGCTACGACTTGCTCTTCGGCGTTGTCCCAGTCTAGCGACTTCTCGCCAGTCTCGCTCGTAATATACGGCGCTGTCTGGATCGTGATGTCGCGATCAAGGTCTGCTGCTGAGAGTCCAGCCATCTAGTAATCTTCTTTCCAGCGCGGATATCTACCAGGTGACATCACTTGTTGGACCGATTTGCTCTTTGGTAGAAATACATTCAGCGCATGGCAGACCAAAGAAAACACGGCCAAGAATACTAGATACAGAACGCCTTCTAGCGGTATCGTCACCATCGCGTCATCCTTCGCGCATTCCACATGAACATCGACGCATTCCGGCGCACCATCACAGAGCCATGCGCTGTCACGTTCGCCGGCCGCTCTGTCATGTTCTCCGACCACCGATGGAAGTCGCCAACGTATTGCATCAGCGCATATGCGATGAGTTCAGGCACGTCTCCAGGCGCATCGCCGAAGCCAGCGATATACGTCACGCGAACCGCGCCAGCACGAGAGGCCGCTGATGGCCACGACGCATCGCCAACGAGATGCACGCCTGATGGCGAAGCGTAGACGCCTTTGGTCGGCAGTGGCGGGAACAGTTCGTAGTCGGCCGCGTCCATCGTCTGCACGGTGCCGCTGTCGTCCAGATATTCCACGCTCACGATTTGCTGAACCGGCGAACGGTTGACCGTGATGAGCGGCTGAATAGGGAACCCATCCATCAGGAACATGCGAGTCGCGGTGATGAGTTGCAGATTCGATTCTTCCTCGAACTGCTGACGTGCGGCCGATATCCAGACGTCGAAGCGCGTGTCGAGCGTAGTCGATGAGAACCGACGCTGCTTCTTGACTTCGTCGAGGTCAAGCGGTTCGATGAGCGGAGGCGTCACGAGCACGTCTTCGCACGCGATGTCGCGGTCTTGGAACGTAGCGGCTGTCGGCCACGACCAATTAGCGCTGAATGTCGTCATGCCGGTTGCTCCTGCCGCCAATGCTGCCGCACCCAATCGAGCCTTGACGCCGGCTCGCACCAAGGGTCATGCGCGCCGTGAAAGAGCACCACGCGCGCGTCCGCAGGCAGTCTACCACCGTTAGGCTTGATGTGGTTCCGGTAACTGTAGACGCCATCCTTGGCCGTCCAGCGCGCCTCGTGCGGCCCGAGGCAATGGCCAATCCACGCTTGGTCTGAGCCGAACTGGCCGGCCTGCCGCGCCTGCTGTGGCGATTGCGCCGGGTTGAATCGGTCCCAGACCTTCGTGCGAGCGCCGGCCGTCATCAGCAGCATCGAACCGTTGTAGTGCGTTCTTGGATTCGTGTCGCCCCACAGCACGATGTCCTCGTGGCGGTCCCATAGCGGACGTAAATCGTTGACGATGACGCAATCGAGATCCAAGCTAACGAAACGCCTTCCAAAAACAGATTCGATGCCGGCCGAGAAAGCGCGGAGGCGTCGATAGCAGGATGGATTCTTGCCGCCCTGCGGCGGCGGGAGATTCGCGTAGTCGTCCCATATCGGAACGGTTTCGATGTCGCTATCGATGCCTGACGGATCGTCTGTCACGCAGATGAATCGAATCTGTCGCGGATAGTTGCGGCGCACCATCGCGCGCAGCACGTTCACGGTTTCAGATCGGAATTCAGATCGGTAGCCTCGTATCGGTTTCCATTTGTAGCACACGACCGATTCAATCAGCATAGCGACTGTCGTCTATCCTAACAGTATCTTTATACTGGCCGACGCACTCAGCGCAGACTATTGCTGGATATCTACGGAGCGATTCACGTCCTGGTGCGTATCGCGCAGATTGGACTTGTTTGAGTACTGCGAATTTTTTAGACTCATCGCTGAATTCATTCAGGCAATCAGCGCACACGCTCATGACATCACCTCGATTTGTTCATTTTTTATCTCGGCCACTAATTCCCATGGAAACGTCAACCGCAACGGTCGCCAGTCTGGAATCAGCGCACGGTCTGCGCGGCGTTGAATTAGGTCAGCATCGTTCCTCGCATCGCCTTTGCGTGTGTAGCACGTAGTGCTCGCGTCTGGGATGATCTCGCGCGGATACCGAATCAGCGGATCAGTGAGATGGATGACTGCACGCGAAGCAGTCTGCACTCGGTCGCGAAACTCGCCATCGGTTCCGTAGCATCCGGAGAGTCGTTCATCGTAGCCGCCAACGCGGTCATACATCTTGCGCGTCATCAGCCACGTATTCGGATGCGGCTTGTAGGGCTTGCAGTCTGCGAGCGCATAGGGCCAGACGTGTGGCGCATCGACGCGGCCGAAGCGATAGACCGATTCCGTGTCGAGGTCTTCGTTCACGATTTCTCTGAACGTCTCAAGCGGCAGCACGTGGTCGATGTCGGTCAGTAGAACCCAATCTGTTTCGGCGACATGCACGCCAAGATTGCGGCACGCCAGCCAATTCCAGCGCACCTTCTTCGCGATGCGGTAGAGATGCAACGAGCCAAGGCCGCTTGCTGTGATTGCCTGCGCGGTCGGACGATAGCCTTTCGGAGAGCAATCATCGACAACAACCACATGCAAGCGAGCGCGGTCATCGGCAGGGTAATCAGACCACACGCGCTGCTGTTCAGCCAACATGCCGAGGTTTACGAAGTGCGGCAGGACGATGGTTAATGCGCGCATTCGAACACGAAGTCGGAACCGGCCTGGGCCGATACCTGAAAATAGTCCATCGTCTCCAGCCACGCGCGCACGATATCAGACGATGCTCCGTAGCGCGCGAGCATGTTGTCGCGCAGTTCAACTTGAATCAACGGCTTGCATCGTAGGATCGTTTCCGCTGCGCCTTCGAGCGCGAACAGTTCGTAGCCTTCGATGTCGAGCTGGAGCAAGTCCAGCACGCGCATCTTCATCGAATCAATCGTGGTCATCGCCACGTCTTCTCCTGGTCCGATGCGATGCGTGCCGAGACTTTTTCGCAACATCGAGCACCGCGTGATTTCAGCGCCGAGCGCCATGTCTTCGACGCTGACGTTGTCTGGCACATTTTTCATCAGGCATTCGCGCGAGATAGAGTCAGGTTCGAAAGTCACCACGCGCTCGAAATAGCGCGCCATTATTCTTGGCCATAGTCCGATGTTTCCACCGGCTTGCACTGCGACACGATGATGCTTACACCTATCGATGGCCCATTCCGCAGACATGACATGCTTAAAGGCGTGCTGCCATTTATCGCCCACATTATCAGGCCACCAGATGCCTTCGATTTGAATCACCAGCCGCCCCACGCCTGCTCGAACCACGGCATCTGCGCTGCGAGAATCTCATTTTTGGGTTTCTTGGTCAGCACGACTTTCACGTCGTCCTTCCATGGAGGCTGCGCTTGCGAGATGCGCGGCCACCACGACGCCGGCATCGCGACAGCCCATGGCGTGCATGACGCAATCCAGTCTTGGTCCGTGCTGAAATAATCAGCGGTCGCCTGTCGCCAATCCGTGAAGATGTGCTCCTGCTCACCACCGTTCCAGACCATCACGCTGCTATTGAACTTCCGAATCAGATTCCGGCCCTTGTAGATGTTGTCGCCAGCGCGTTCCTTCGCAAAGATGTCCTCGGTTAATGCGAAGTCTGCCGGGTAGTCGATAACAGGCGCAAGCGATGACACGATGAGCACATCGAGGTCGAGGAACAGCATCCGGCCTGTGAATCCATGCGCCGGATTGAAGCACTGAATCTTGTTCCATAGCGCGTAGCAGTCCGGTAGTTTTTTGATGCGAATCGGCTCGACGCCATCAGGTATCGCGTCTGGTTCTTCGGTCAGGCACACCATCCGGAATGGCCTGTCGCAATAGCGAGTGACCATCTTGTGCAGACGGCGCACGTAGTCTGCCGTGAATGGATACTCGCCGTGAACGAGCAAGCAGACGACCGTCAGCACTTCTCGGCCTCTTTCTTGAGGATGGCCGCGCACGTCTGGCAAGTCACTTCGGATGTCTCTGTCGTCCAGAGCACATCGTCCAGCGCAGAGCCGCACCACGTCACTGCCGTCTGGCCTGCTCGCGCGTGCCGCTTCATCGGTCTGTCTCTCATGGCTCAACGCCTAATTCCTTACACACACAGTCTGCTATTTCATCGCGCGCTGTGAGCATCGCTGAACTGCATCCGTATTCGCAGACTGGACGCCAAATAGGATGCGAATCAGTGCCGCCATTCCTCATGACAGCATAAGCCTGTCCGCAGTTGCAAATAGGACGGCCTCCTGCATATCTAATCAAAAGCGCCTCGAATGGAGTCATGGTGTCAGCGCCGCCATCCATTCTTTATCTGGCCGTTGTCTCGCCTCTGCCGGAACTTGCCGCATCGTGAATCCTACGGTCGTAACGGTTTCCTTCCACCACTCAGCAGGCTGCACCGTGAGATGAGCATTGCGCCCATCAGACAGCACCTTCGCTGTCTCTGTCGTTGAGACGACCACCCACAGCACCTTCCGCGTCAACATGCGAAGATGCGACAGCACGAAGCGCAGTTTCGCAGGCTCAATGTGCTCGAGCACATCGGTGCAGTTCACAAGGTCAGCAAACGACGGCACGATGTTGATGCGCTCCACGGCCGGATCGTATTCGGTGATGCGCGTCCACTGCGGAACGAGCTGCTTCAACGCAATCGCCAGCGTGCCTTGGCCAGCACCGTAATCCAGCACAGACGATGCGCTGTATTCGCGCACGAGTTCAGCGACGACTGGTGCCCACTTGCGCCCTCTGCCGCCGTAGCCTCTCGGTGCTGCGTGCAGGATGCGCTGCTCCTGCTCGTAATCAGGAGAGATGAGGTCGGCGCGATTCATCTCGAAGAGCAGGCTCATGCTTCCGGCTCGTTCTTGAGTTCAAGCCAAAGACAGTCTTTTGGGTGATGATTCAGTTTCGCCCCAGTTCTAAAATTTGACGCACCGCACCAAGGACATTCTTCATCTACTCGGCCGTCAATGCTGACGCGCTCCAGTTCGAGAATAGCCGCCTTGAGTTCTTTGCGCGTCTTCATGCCACGACTCGACTGTGCGAATACGTGAAGTTACGGCGCTTCGATTCGAACGGCTGCACGCGATACTGCTCCAGCGTGTAGCCAGCGGAAAGCGCCTCGCGATACATCTGCTCGAACAGCGCCGTCAGTTCAGGCCGCTCATGCGGCCCTGTCTGCCCGGTATACCAGTGCTTCTTGCCTTCCTTCGCGAGCCGCGCTTGCGCGTAGGGAAACGACGGCTGCATCTCGATTCGGCTGTAGTGGATGGCTTTGATGCGCGGATCATTGATGTCGGCGTAGCCTTTTAGGTCGATGCAGTTCCAGTCGCCATCGAATCCGCTCGATAGTTCCGGATGCGCCTTGAAGTATTTCATCATCGCGCCTTGCGGGTCAGACATCGCTTTGAGCATGGCCAACGACGGCACATAGTTCGATGCGTGCGCGCAATCGAACAACATGCAGCACGTCTTACCAAGTCCCTTCTTGCCTTGCTTCGACAAGAACACTCCCGGCACTGGCTGATTCCACAACTCCACGATGTCGGCGCGGAAGATGAAATCAGTATCGAAGTAAAGAGCCTTGCGATCTTCGAAGCCGCACATCGCCGGAATGCTCCAGCGGAAATGCGTGAACGGCGTGCGACCGCTGCCGCACTGCCAGCCTGAATACGGACCGGTCGCGCTCTGCTGCATCCAGGTGATGTCAACCGGCTCGCCCGCGTATTTTCTCAGCGAGTATTCGAACACCATCTGCGATTCGAGGTCGCAGTTCGCGCCGTCAGCGCCAACGAATATGCGTATCATTTCACGACCGTA